TAAAAAAGTAAGGTATAAGGTTTGGAAGAGTGACGGCCTATGGGAAGTGGAATGGAAAAAAGGAATCTTGACAACGATAGCAACATTCCCAACCTTCGCCGCCGCCCACGCCTACGTGAGGGAGCGCCTGTATGGCACCCAGGACGACTACAGCTATGCCTGCTGAAGGTAGGCCGGCATGGGCCGGCCGGTATGCTACCGAACGTACCGCCGCTTGTCTAGCCGAGTTCGGCACCAGGTGTCACCTGTGCGGCGCCTACGGTGCCACCACCGCCGACCATCTTGTACCACGGGCGGCCGGTGGCAGTGACGACCTCGACAACCTCCGGCCGGCTCACCAGGCTTGCAACTCCAGTCGCCAAGACATGCCGCTCGAAGACTGGTTCCGATTGCACCCGCTTATCAATCGAGACGGCGACGCGCCGCCCAGCCGGCAATGGTTTTTAGAACCCGCCGACCCCTAGGCAGTCCCGCGCCAGCACTCTTTTTCTCTCTTTGGCCCCCAACCCCCGGGGTCAGTACATCAACTAAACCAGGAGGTCAAACCCCATGCCACGCCCTGATCCCATGCGGCCCCGCGAGGGCCAAGAGGCCCTTTTCGAGGCCGAAGCTATCAAACAGCCCGATTGCGTGTTGCGGGGGAGGCATTCCATGGCCATGGACGCCGCCCTTGACGCCGCCCGCGACAATCAAGTGATTCACCCTATAGATGAAGGGATCGCCACGGTGCTTCGAGCAGGCGCCTGGGCACTCGACACCCTAGAGAAACAAGACCGACCGTATGGGCCGGCAAAACTCATTCCGGCCATGACCGAGGCGCTGACTGCGGCGCATATGACGCCTGAGAGCCGGAAGCTGGAAAGCGAAGACCTGGCCAAACAACTTTTCGAGGACCTAGCCGCCCTAGAGGCCGACGCCGACTGATGCGTACCTGGCTACCAGGACGGGTAGAGCCCCGCTATCTGACACCGATACCCGAGGGGGCGATAGTCGACCTTCGGGCGGTGAAGAAGGTTGCCGCAATCATGGGCCGGCAACCGACGTTCTACCAGGTGGAAATCTTAGAACGCCTAGTAGCTAGGTGGCCTGATGGGACCCCGGTTTTCACCACCATTCTGGTGAGTTTCCCCAGGCAGACCGGCAAAACCACATGCATTATGGATTGGCTTATGTATGTGGCCATGACCCGCCCCTATCAAAAATTGTGGTTCACTGCCCAGACCGGCATGGCGGCCCGCGAACGTTTCCTAGCTGAGCTGGTAGAACCAAGCAAAAAATATCTCGAACCGCTGGGGATCGTAGATACCAAGCTTGCCGCGGGGGCCACCCGAACCGTGGTGGTGGCCACGGGGTCCCAAATCCGCCCCATGCCCCCGACCAGTCAATATCTGCATGGTGGCCAAGGCGATAAAATCATCGCTGATGAGCAATGGGCTTTCACCCAGAAGCAAGGAAAAGACCTCATGCAGGCGGTGCGCGCTACCCAGCTGACCAGGAACAATAGCCAGATTGTGCAGATTAGCGCCGCGGGTGACGCCGAATCCGACTACTGGCATGCACGCCTCAACAAGGCTATCGCCGAACCATCACCCCGTGTGGCGGTGATTGACTACGGTGTCGGCAACAGCGCCGACCCCACAGAGGTGACGTCCTTCACTATCGAGGACGTTTTGGCTGCTCACCCGGGTGTAGCCGCTGGTCTGTGCACCCGAGAGAAAGTCCTCGAACCCCTGGAGAACGAGGACATGGATTTTAACGAATGGCTCAGAGCTTACGGGAACGTTCGTTCAAAGAACGCTAGGCAGAAGGCCATTGATCTAGACGCCTACCGCGGTATCACTACCACGGTGCCGCTAGACGACGGTCCGGTGACTCTGGGGGTTGGTGTTTCCTGGGACGGGGCGACTACCGCCCTAGCCGCGGTGGGCACCATCAACCAAGGCCGGGGCGTGGGTATCGAGATCATCGACGCCCGCCCTGGCCGGCAATGGGTTATCGACACCACCCAAGAACTAGTGCGCCGCGGTATTGCCACTGAGGTCTGCGGCGACGCCTACGGCCCCACGAAACGCCTTGCCGACCAGCTGGCCATTGCGCTTCCTGAGCACTGGAAACCCCTATCCACTGACGAGATGATCGCCGCCACCGAGGACTTTCTACAGGCCCTCGACCAGGAAGCCGATACTATGCCTATCCGAGTCCGCCGCTGTGCTGGCGTCGAATACGAGCTAGACGTTGCCGAACTCCGCAATGTTGGCGAAAAAGGGCGAATGTTCAGCAGACGCAACAGCGCCGCTGGCACCGCACGGCTAGAGGCTGGACTAGCCGCCCTAGCCGGCTACCAAATCCCCGAGACCACCATTCCCGAGCCCTTTATTGGATAAATCATGCGAAACCAAAAACGGAAATCACCAGCAATCGACGCCACCGACCACACTATCCTCATCACATGCGATAAATGCGAATGGCGAGAAATGCATGATGACCGAAACGCCGCCTGGTACGCCTTGGCACGGCACCTGAAAACCGGCCACGATGACCCCTATGCCGCCAAAAGCGCCGCCCGAAATATCTACCGCAACCACAACGAATAGGTATTTTGTCACCCTTGTGCTGCATCATTAGGGCATGGGGTTCTTCGAGAAAGTAAGACAGGCACTCTCCCTACCCGCCCTGGCGGCGGGTAGCCTCGAAGTGCCCTACGCCAGTGCCTGGGCTGACCCAAATCACCTCATCACGGTTGGCACTCCCGACCTGCTACCAGAGTCAGTAACCCGTGATGTGGCCATGAATGTTGCTGCCTTGGCACGCGCCCGCCGCATCATCGTCAGCAGCATAGCCAGATGCCCCCTAGTGGTGCATGATGACGACGGTCCCCTACCCGACCAACCGGCTTGGGTGTCCGGCACCAGTGGCCCCATTTCCCCCTATCACCGCATGCTATGGACTGTAGACGATTTACTTTTTTATGGGTGGTCGCTGTGGGCAGTAAAACGGAACGGGGCCGGGGCTGTTGTCGCCGCCGATCACGTGCTCTACGAACACTGGGGATTCACCCCCAGCGGCGAGGTGTATTTCGAGGGCGAAGAAGTGCCGCCCGAGGATATTATCCTTATCCCCGGCTCTGACCAAGGAATCCTACGCTACCCGGCTGCTATCAGGCATGCCGTACAAGTCGCTGACGCCGCCGCGAAAGCCGCCGCCCACCCTGTCGCTCACACCGAGCTGCACCAGATCAACGGTGAACCACTCACTGACCCCGAGAAAATCGACAAACTCATTGATGCCTGGAATCGTGGCCGACAACGAAAAAATGGGCCTGTTGGTTTCACGAACAGCTCGATTCAAGCAATTGACCACGGCAGTTACGAGTCCCACCTGCTGGTGGAAGGCCGGAATGCCGCCGCTATCGACATCGCCCGAGTCTGTGGCATACCGGCCATTTTGCTAGACGCCTCCCTAGCCGACTCTAGTATCCGCTACTCCAACATGGACGCTAGGAACGTTGAGCTAGTCGACTATTGCCTAGCCTCATACATGGCGCCGATAGCCGCCCGGCTAGGCATGGATGATGTGGTTTCCCCTGGCCAGAGTGTGGAGTTTGACCTTGACCATCTGACCCGCCTTGATCCTAACAGTATCGCGCCACCTGACGACACCTACCGGCCCCGCGGTGTCCCCGCTACCAACGAACTAACCCAGCTAATTGACTAAAGATTATGGATTTTCAAACGCTAGAACCCGATGTTTATTGCTTGATGAACAAGCACTACACGCCCGGCCGACCAGGCCCCATCAAGTACCTGGTAATACACCATAATGCTGGTGTGGGTCTCAGCACCGCTGATTGCTACCGGATTTGGCAAGACCGGGAAGCTTCCGCCCACTACCAGGTAGAAGTGGATGGGACTATCGGTCAGCTGGTCAACGATTGGGACATCGCATGGCACGCTGGAGACGCCGCCGCGAACAGCTGGTCAATCGGTATCGAGCATGCTAACACGGGTGGCGCCGCCGAAGACTGGCCTATCAGTCAGGAAACCATTACCGCGGGTGCGCACCTGGTTGCCGCCCTGTGCCACGCCTACAATCTGGGAAAACCCGTCTGGTTCGGAAACGTTTTCCCACATTCGCATTTCTACAGCACCAGTTGCCCATATCAGTTGGCCGGTGCCTACCGCGACCAGTACATGTCTTTGGCTGAAGAGTTTTACTTCAGCATGCAAGCAGGAACCACACCACAAGCAGGGAAAATGACAAACTTTACCGAAGCCGACAGGCAACTACTCCGCGAAAATAACGAGTTACTACGGGTTATCCGCGACCAGCTAACCGGCCCTGGTAGCGGCTTCCCCGGGTGGCCACAAACCGGTGGCCGGACCCTGGTTGACACCGCCGCCGCCATTGCCGCCGCCCAGGGGATTGATGGTTGCCGCGACACCAAGAAAGCCAAGTGACAGCGTGAGCCTTCTTGATCTAGCCACTGGCTATGTTTTGGGCTTCGGTTCCGTGACCGTGTATCAAATGATTTTGGTATACCGTCTGCGTCTTGAGCTGCGGAAACAGGCTACGAGGTCGCCCCATGCCTGAGCGCCCGCCCACGCAAGTCCGCTATCCGTGGCGTTCTGTTGTCCGTAGCGTTGCCGTGGCCACCATTGCGCTGCTACCGGTGCTACCAGAGATAGCCAAGGTGGCGGGTGTGGAAACCGTGCCGCTGGTGGCTTCCACCCTGGGGATCGTGGCGGTTTTGCAGCGGATAATCACAATCCCCGAAGTCGATAAATGGCTAACCAGCGTGCTAAACGCTGGGGCTAGGAAACGCCAAGGAGAAGAAGGAGAAGACGTAAATGCCAAGTGATCTGGAAACTGTGACAGGTGATGCCGCACCCGCCACCGTGTCATGCAACGAGGCCGACCGAATCATGGAAGGCCTGGTGCTCCCCTGGGGAGACACCGGGGCAACCGCTACCGGAAGTTACACGTTTCCCCGCGGTAGCCTTGATATTCCGTCCAACATCGAGCGGGTAAAACTGCTATCTGAGCATTCCCGCCCCGGCCACCAGCCCAAGGCCATTGGCCACGCTATCAGCGCCGAAAACACCCCCGAGGGCCTTGTCATGCGCTTTCAACTGGGCAGTAGCGCCGCCGCCACCGAAGCCCTCACCAACGCCACCGAACACATCATTGATTCCTTCAGCATCGAAGCGGTAGGCGTCCGCCGCACCGGTGGCACTATCGAGTCTGCCCTGCTCAAAGCCGTAGCGCTAGTGCCCTTCCCCGCGTTCGAGAAAGCCAAGGTATACGCCGAATCCGGCAACCCCGAAGAGAAAGAAACCACAGAAATGACCCTAAACGCCGAAGACATTGCTGCTATCGCTGCGAAAGTGACCGAAACCCTCAGTGCCACTACAGCTACTCCCCGGAATAAGATTCCGGCTGGTATCCCAGGCGGTAAGGGCGCCGCTAAGCAGGAAGTCATCACCGCCGCCCACGCCGCCGAAACGATCTTGGGAATCCACACTGGTGAAATCCCTGATGATGAAATCCAAGCCGCCCTTGCCGATATCAAGGGCTCAGATTCGATTGTCACCCAGCCCAAGGCTTGGCTGGGTGAATTGTGGTCTGGTGTTGTTTACCAGCGCCGTATTATCCCACTAATCGCCACCAAAGCCTTGACCGGCCGGAAGGCTATTGGTTTCCGCTGGAAGAAAGATGCTGATAGCGGAAAGCTGCTCAAACCTGGTGTTGCCAAGTGGGCCGGCAATAAAACCGAGATTCCCACGCAAAAAGCCCAGTGGGAAGAGGTGTCGATGGATGCCCAGCCCTGGGCCGGTGGCAATGACCTTGACCGGCAAATTTTCGATTTTAACGAGGCCGAGGCGCTGCTTGCCTACTGGCAAGCCATGAACGAATCCTATGCTTTCGAGACCGACCGTGACGCTGGAAAATTCCTGGTAGACCACGCAACCGACATTCCAGACGTTGCCCAAGACATTATCCGTGCTATTACCGTTGGCGCTATCCGCGTTGACGAAGCGGTACACGTCCCCGCCGCCTACGCTATCGTCAACCCCCGCGACCTCGAAAAAGTACTCAAGTACTCTCAGCTTGATGTTCCGCACTACATGAACCTGACCCCGGTGTCCGAACCGGCAACCTGGACCACCTCCGAGTTCGTCGAATCCGGCACCGCTATTGTCGGCTGCAAAGACGCCACCACGTTCTTTGAGCTCCCGGGTTCCCCACTGCGTGCCGAGGCCGAGCATATCGCCCACGGTGGACGCGATGTAGGCTTGTTCGGCTACACCGCTCACATGCTCAACCGCGGCGAAGGCCTGGTCAAGGTTCATTTCAATAATGCCTAAGATCGAAGATTCAGAAGTCCTATCTTGGCTGGGTGTCGATGCGGTGGGTGACGCCTCCGAACAGCAGGCACTGAATGGGATTGTGGCGGCGGTTAACGCCACTGTGACGGATTGGCACGGTAACCCAGATGCCTGGTCCGACCGTATCCATACCGGTGCTGTGATGCTTGCTGCCCACCTGTGGCGCCGCCGTGCTACCCCTGGTGGCGTAGCAGCCCTGACAGACGAGGGAACAACCTATGTGCAGCGCCACGACCCCCAAGCCGCCATGCTACTAGGCCTTGGCGGCTGGACTGCCCCGGCGGTGGGCTGATGAATCCAGACATTATCCCGATGCATCTAGGGAAACTGGCTAAGGAAATCAGCAACATTGGTATTTCTGCGACGGTTAACCCCAACCGTGTCAGTATTCCTGGTGCGTGGGTTGCCCTCAAGGAGGTGGAAATCGAGTCCATGGCCCGCGGTGAGGTTACCGCCAAGGCAAGCGTGTACCTTGTTGCCGCCGATTTAGGCACCACGCTAGCGGTGGAATACCTCATGAGCATGCTAGACGACTTGCTAAACCTGCTGGAAAACCGCTACCCCACAGACATCGAGATCACCACAATCACCCTCCCCGCTATCGGGCAAACCCCCCTACCAGCGGTTGAGGTCACCTATGAATTGAAAGGCACGTAAATAATGGCGAATGTCAACACCCTAGACAGTCGTATCTCCACCGGCCCCGGAAAACTGGTTTTCGGTAAAGCTGGTGCTCAGAATGAATTTTCCGCCCTTGTTACCAAGGCTGAGCTGAACCCCTCCGTGAACACCGAGGATGGTAAACATGTCCTCAGTGGTGATTATGCACCTGGTAAAGACACGATCACGTGGACGATGGAATTAACCTGCTTCATTAACTTGAAGCGGAATGGCATTTGGGACTGGTGTTTCACCAACCGCGGTAAGGAGGTCGAATTTGAGTTCCGCCCGGTAGAAGGCGAGAAATCCGCGAAATTCACCGGCACAGTCAAGGTCAGGCCCTTGGGTGTCGGTGGCGAGGTCAACAAGGAAATGAGTAAGGATTTGACATTTCCCCTGGTTGGAGAGCCAAGCTTTACGCCTGTTCAGGAACCATAGAATTGTCCGGTCATGTCGATGTTTCCGCCGAGGTGGAGGGGCTGAAAAACCTTCGCCGCACCATTCGGCAAGCAGGCGGCGACACAAAGGATTTGCGCAACGCCAATCTAGCCGCGGCGCAGACCATCGTGCCAATAGCGGCGGGTTTGGCGCCGAAGGTCACCGGCCGGTTGGCGGCGAGTATCAGGGCGGGTGCCACGCAGAAGGCCGGCATGGTCAGGGCCGGCCGGAAGCTAGTGCCCTACGCCAATCCGGTTCACTGGGGTTGGCCGAAGCGAAATATCGAGCCGAACCCATGGATCGCTACCGCCGCCGCCGCCAACGAGGAACTATGGCTCAAGGTATATGAGCAGCATATTGACCGTATTTTAGGAAAGATTGAAGGAAAGAAACGATGAAACTAACTATCAATGTCCGGTATACCAATGGCGAAGAGGTTGCCGTGACGCCGATTCTGTCCGATCAAGTCGCTTTCGAGCGTACCGCCCGCCTCCGCGATTGGGGCACCGCCACCGACAGTCCCTTGACGTTTGCCGCCTTCCTGGCGTGGAAAGCATTACAGCGCACGGGGCAAACCGAATACAGTTTCGAGGAATTTTTGGAGAGCGTCGAGGCTCTGAGTCAGTCCGGTGGTGAGATGGGCCTAAACCCTACCGAGGCGACGCCTGCCGTGTAATCGCCCTGCTGGCTATCAACACGGGGATTCCGCCCAGCGTGCTGCTGGCGGAAGATCCGGTATGGATAGATACCATGCTTGAGGTCATGGCTGAGCAGGCGGAAGCAGCGAAAAAGAGATAGGAAAAAGAGCCGGTGGCGGGGAAAAAGAAGTCAGCAATCCTGTCGGTCAACATTGTCAGTGATGCCAATACGAAGGGCTTCACTGAGGCTGCGCGCGCTGCCCAAAAAATGGCGGCCGATATCAACGCCTCGACCGCCCAGGCGGCCGGCATGGCCACCAAGATAGGTGGGCTGACCACCGGAATTACCTCCCTTGTCTCTATCGCTGGTGGCGCCATTGGTCAGGTTGCCGCTGGTGCCACAGCGCTGGCGGCGGTGGCCGGCCCCGCCCTAGGCGCCGTCGTGCTGGGTTTCGACGGGATCAAGGAAGCCGCCGAAGGGCTCAAGGAACCTTTCGATGGCTTGAAGGAATCAGTGTCAGGCGAGTTTGCCGCGGCGCTTGAGGAGCCCTTCGAGAACCTGGGTGGCCTTATTACCGATTTAGAGGGGCCGATGGCTGGCCTGGGGGCTTCCGTGGGCAACCTAATGGGTGGCCTTGTTGATACGATTGTCAGCAATCAAAGTGAATTAGAGAAGCTCATAGGGGCGGCGGGGGAATTTACCGCCGCCATGGGACCAGGGCTAAACACGCTGTTGGAAGGGGTTTTATCCATTGGCACCGGCCTAGATGGCATAGCCGGGGATTTTGGCGCTGCTTTTGGCGGCGTCCTCGAAACCTTGGGTGAAAAGTTCCAAGAATACGCATCGTCAGGCGCCACCACTGCCCTGATTCAGGGCATGATCGAGGCCCTGGGTGGCCTGTCTGATTTGATAGGCCCTTTGTTAGATTTGATTGTTGAGCTAGGCATTGCCTTAGGCCCTAGCTTTGGCGGTATCCTGTCCGCCCTGGGGGAGATTATCGCCCAGCTGGTTGAGCCGCTTTCCACTATCGCCCAGGTAGCTGGTCAAGCCTTGGTTGAGGCGCTGAACGCGCTGGCACCAATGTTTGGGCCGATAGCGCAAGCGATTGCTGACCTAGTGGTGGCGTTGGCGCCACTGTTGCCGTCGATTGCTGAGCTGGTGGCGTTCCTGGGCACCGCGTTGGCCGAGGCCATTAGCGCTGTTGCCCCGCTGGTTGGAGACATTTCCAACCTGCTTGGTGAGGTATTCCGCATAGCCATTGATGCATTGACGCCTATCATGCCTGTCATCATCGAGTTGATTCAGACGCTAGCCGGTGTGGCCAGTGCCCTGTTGCCGTCGATTGCTGAGCTGGCCAGTGTGTTGTTCCCCGCGTTCGCGCAGATCATGGAAGCCATTGCCCCGATTCTGGGTGATATTGGTGCCCTGATTGGCGACGTTTTGCGCATGGCCATTGAAGCGGTGATCCCACTGATTCCGGTGATCGTCGATACGATCCGCATTCTGGCTGATGTGGTGGCTATGCTGATTCCGGTGATCGCCGAAGTCGCACAGTTCCTTTTCCCCGCGTTGGCTGAGATTCTGCAAGTTGTCGCCCCGCTGCTTCCTGACCTAGCTAATCTGATAAAGTCCCTGATTGAGGCTTTGTTGCCGATTATTCCGCCCCTCATGCAAGTGGCCGAGGCACTGTTCCCTGCCCTAGTACGCATCATCGAGCTGATTATCCCGATTATCATTCAGGTGGCTGACATTTTCGTGCAGCTGGTGCAGGCGCTCACGCCGCTGTTGCCGCCGCTAGCTGATTTGATTACTGAGCTGCTTCCGCCGATTGTTGAGCTGATGGAGGCTATCGCCCCGGCCACTTCTGCGGTGGTCGGCATTGTCGGGAAACTCGCTGTGGCGCTGGCTAAAGGCTTGGTGGATGCGGTGATTGCCATTGGCGGTAAGCTTGGTTGGCTAAAAGACCTGTTCTTTAAGATTATTGACGTCATCAAGAAGGCTTTCCAGTGGATTACTGATTTTCTTGATGCTGCTGGTGACGTGGGTGGTATCTTCGGTGGCGGCGGTAGTTTTGGCGGTGTAGGCGGCGGTGGCGGTGGTTTCGTTGGCGGCGGCGACGATGGGACGTTCCATGGGGCCGGTGGTGGCGGTATTGGCGCCGCCTTCCACAATCTACTAAACCGACCCTTGCCAACACCCCAGGTGATTAATAATTTCGAGATCACTATCAATGGCCCCATCGACGCATTAGAGACCGGCCGGAAGCTGCGTGAAATTCTCGACTACTACGACGAGAGGATGAAGCGCTGACATGGGTGTGATGGCGAACCTGCTACAAATTTCGATCTTTCCGCCGAACAGCCAATGGAACCTCAACTTACGTGCGGTGGTTGACGGTCTCACGATCAACTGGGGGCGTACGAATCTTTATCGCGCACCAGCCAATCGCACGTGCCAGTTTCAGATGCTCATGGAACACAATACCCTGGTGCGGGTAATGCAGAAATGGGTCAATTCAGAGCTTATTATTACGGCTAAACCCGCCAGTGGCGATTTAGTGATTTTCCAAGGCATTATTGATGATTTTAAAGTCACGCCGAAAGATACGAAAATCGGTGATTATATCGTTGATTTTACCGCCACTGAATCGCCTACATGGTCAAATAAGCTCAATGGGCTTTTTTATGATGCTAAAAACCTTCGTGATTTTAATACTCGTTTAGGGCGTGTCCAACGCGAATTAGGCACATTTATTGCCCTGGATATAAATACAAGTTATTTGGCTGAGCCGCCCGAGAATCAGATCAGTGTGAAACAACTAGCTGAATCATTGGTTTGGCGACCAGGAGCCTTCCCCGCTTGGTGCCCCGACTGGAAAAGGCTAGCGCCGACAGTTCACCAGCTAGACACGCCAGAGGGCGGCTCCCCGTGGGTATTGTCCCCCAAGGTGTTAATTGACTTGGATCAGGGCATGTCCTGGACTTCCGATAACACACCCACGACCATCTTGTATAGTGCTGGTGGCCTGTTTGGAAAGAGCAAGTATGCACGTGATACCCGGGTTATTCGTGACACCCGTGACCAATGGGATCGTGGCAATATCGTTGAGCTTGATATCCCGTATTGCCCAGATCAGGGCGGTATTCTCGGTTACACCGAAAATCATGCTGAACTGGCGAAAGCCCAATTGGGTGGCCCCCGCCGAATCCGGCTTGACACCCGCCGAAACGCCGACTTTCTCAACACTTACCTGGGTTGGGAATGCTGGGAGACTCCCAACCGGTATATACAGGTGACCGGTGACAAAATGGCCACCAAGTACCACGGTGAACTGCTGCTACAACAAACCTACTACCCGATTGGTGGAACACTCACCTTATACCACTGGGGTTTCACTCACGATCTTTACTGTGCCTGGGGTCCGACAGACGACGCGCTAACGCCCCCGCCGCCACCGCCCCCCCCGCCGCCGCCGAAGCCCACCACGTGGGCCACCAACACAACCACGTGGGTAACTACCACTGGCGTCTGGAAAGGATAGATTATTTCATGGCCATAACCGACCCCCGCAACATTCAGCACCTCAATGCTGACGGAAGCGATACAATTAGTCAATTTCCCGCCGTCCAGCGCAATAATGCAGCCCGGCTATCTGAGGCAATCACTACGAGCACGGAAACAGTGGCGCTAAACTCCACCTTCCGTAATGCCGCTGGCCTGATTCAACGGGTGGGAAAATTGCGGATTTTGAGTCTTGAGTTTCGTACTTCTAGTGATGCTGTTGCCGCAACAAGACTGTTGGCGAATAATCTTGCCGCTAGTGACCGGCCGGCAAAGACGATCTATGCCGCTCTAGCTGGCGCTAACGATTTGAACGATGCTGTGGGTGTGAGGGCTAGGCTAGGCACCGACGGTACCGTTACCTGTCCGGTGCCTACGATCATGCAGTCAGGCGCCTACTATGGGGGACAGATCGTCTGGGTTGTGGCCTAGACCACTTCCCCATTTATAAAAAATAGTGATTATGCTATCTGTGTTGAATCATACCCTGGTGGCGCCTCACCGGTTTCTAACCAATCTGGATCAACACCGGTAGCAAATGCGATAAGATTTAGGGATGCCTTCCTTGGTTTTGTCCTACCTACCTCGATGTTCGCTATCGACGCCCGACTTAAGCCGGTAATTGTCGCTAGCTCTATTTGTTGCATTTCTGCGACTTCACGGGCGAGTCTAACCCGGTGGCGTAGCTGGAATTTTGGGATGATCCATTCGTTTTCCGTCTTCTTTAGCATATGTAGAATACTACTCTTCTAGATAGGATATTGGCAATTATTGTTAGAAAAAATTGATTAATAGGGGCGAATACTTGATTAATGGGGGAAACTTGCGTATTATTCTAGCCATGAGTGAACCACGATGGCGGCTATCGAAAGAACATGGCCTAACGATTGACGGTGTAATGGTTTGTACACCGCTCATGATCTGCGCTAATGGAATCATCGTTGAAAACAACCCGTCCGGTTCTTCGTATCTACGTTTGACCATCTGCATGGATGAACCCATTGCCGTAGCATCGGATATTCCATTCAACATCGGTGCGCTGCAACCTGGGATGGCCAAAGAGTCATTGGCTGACCTTGAGCCCTACGGGGCTCAAGGTCTTTAGGCATTTTTGAGGAGGAAATATGGACGAGTACACAGATGAAGAACTGGCCACCATGGCCAAGGAAGCATGGGACGAGGCGTTTTCCAAGATGCCCCCGGTGCCTTACTTCGAGGCTTGCTTGGACGCGATAGAATCCGCCGCCGAGGTAGAAAACTACCCGAACGAGCAAGTCGAAACCCTGTACTACGAACTGGCTTTTGCTGTTCGGAAAACAGCCCTCGAAGGGCACGGGATCGACTACCTAGACAACGAGCTACGGGAAATGATGGAGCGGAAAGCCTCAAAAAAAGGGTGGTTTTTCCTAAATGACCACCTCAAAGACGCTCAGGCTGAGGCTCTGCGTCTGGAGCAGGAACGCATGCCGCTAGGGGAAGAAAATGCCGATGACGAGAACTAACACGGGCGCCTGGGAATTTAGGCCGGCGCGCGCTGATAGCGGTATCTACTGTGATGTTTGCGGCCGGGTGTTCGCTAGGCCGGCGCCGCCGCCGAACCAGGCCGGCAAACGGGTTTGTCGGGATTGCCGACAGGCTGCAAGGGAAAAAAAGACAGGGATGCTGTTCTAATTGTTTGTTGGGTTTAGGTGCCCCCGCCGCTTCTAGCCGGCGGCGGGGGTATCAGGCCCCGTAAACTGCTGCGGAACGCCTACAACTAAATAACATCTAAATGTCCTTATTCACTATACCTCCGTCCTGCTTTTTCGTAGCTGTACAGGACACAACAGAAAAACAAAACAACAGCTAGCCGGAATAATGTGCTTCTCGCTATAAATCCCCCGGTATGTCCGGCCCCGGGGGGCCACAGTCAACGTGGCCTGTTGACCTGTGGTGCGACTTATGGAAGCCGCTGCACATGGAGGTGCAGCGGCTACTAGGCGTGGGGTGGCAACCGGAAGCGGTCAAAATGGGATTTTTCGCCAATGGGGAGGCCACCTAGCCGGTAGCCCCCTTGGGGGGCTTCCTAGGGCTACTGCCTCAACCCCCTGCTACCCCACCTTTACTCTTTACCTATCTTGGCC